GCGGCGAATGACTTTGCATTTGCGGTAAACGGCGGGCTTATCGGCACCGACACCGCAGGCGCGGTGCCGACTGTTACCCAACTCAATATCGGCAATCTAACTGGCTTCAACTACCTGAACGGCCACATTCGCTCCATCCAATACATCCCGAACGCAACATCCGCGACCCAACTCCAATCTCTAAGCGCGAGCTAACACCATGGACTATTGCACCAAGAACGACACCGAGGCCGACTTCAACGCCATGATGCTGGACTGCGGTCTGTGCGTGGAGATCACTGAGGGCGAAGGCGAAGAGGCTGTCACTTACGTTGTCCCCGCGTCTAACCTTGTGCTGATCGACCGCATTGGCCCGATCACGATGCAGACTGGCGTGGATGAGGACGGCAATCCTGTGTTCGTCACTTACCCGGAATATTACACCAACGTGCGGCTGCTGATGGAGCCGACTGACGAGCAGGACCTTGAACTGTCTTCGGTTAGCATTGACCCCAGCCAGCCTCAGTATCGGCAATGGGCATGAAAACTCCGGCTTGGCAGCGCAAAGAGGGTAAGAACCCGTCTGGCGGCTTGAACGCCAAAGGCCGCGCGTCTGCAAAGGCTGAAGGCATGAACCTGAAGGCCCCTGTTAAATCTGGTGACAATCCTCGGAGGGCATCATTTCTAGCGCGTATGGGCAATATGCCGGGTCCAGAGCGGGATGAGAAGGGCAAGCCAACCCGCCTCCTGTTATCGCTGCAAGCGTGGGGTGCGTCATCTAAAGCAGACGCGAAGTCGAAAGCCAAAGCCATTTCCGCCCGCAACAAGAGTAAGTCAAAATGAAGAAACTGGATGCTGCTGCCAAGAAGATTGGTAAAGTCATGGGTGAATATAAGCGTGGCACGCTGCACGCTGGCGTAAATCCTAAAGGTCCGGCTAAAGCACCTTTGGCAAAATCGCGGAAACAGGCTATTGCTATCGCTCTCTCGGAAGCCGGGAAGTCCAAAAAGAAGTAAGGTCGCAATATGGCATACAAGAACACCAAGCCTTCCAAAGAAGAAGTGGCTCAGGCCGCTGAAAACGGCGTGTCCATCGAGATGGAGGGCGACGAGGTGAGCCTTGAAATGCCTGAAGAAGAGGCGATGACGGACGAAGAGATCCAAAACATCGTCACTGGCGAGATTGAGGACGCGCAGGCTTACATTGACGACATCATCAGCCCAGAGCGTGCAGAAGCTGGCCAGTACTACAAGGGCGAGCCGTTCGGTAACGAAGAAGAAGGCCGCTCTCAGGTCGTCTCTATGGACGTTCGGGACACCGTGCAGGCGATCATGCCCTCGGTGATGAAGGTATTCTTCGGCTCGTCAAAGGTGGTGGAATACGCCCCCAACAAGGCTGAGGACATTGAGAACGCGGAACAGGCTACGGATTACGTCAACTACTGCCTGACGCGCGACAACAACCTGTTCATCCACGCCTATGCCATGTTTAAGGACGCGCTGATCCGCAAGAACGGCTTCGGTAAGATCTGGTGGGACGAAAAGGAAAACGTTGAGACCTTTGAGATCGAGGGCATTGACGAAAACGCTTATGTGACGCTGATGAGCGACCCTGACGTTGAACTGCGTGAGGTTGAGATCGAATATTCCGAAGAGGTCGTGATGACCCCCGAAGGAATGCAGATGTCCGTACAAACGCCGGTATACAGCGCGACTGTTGTCCGTAAGACCAAAGAGGGCCGTCTGAACGTCGCTGCCCTGCCGCCTGAAGAGTTTCTGATTGACCGCCGCGCCAAGTCACTGACCGACTTTGAGTTTATGGGTCATCGTCGTTACATGACCGTCTCTGAACTGGTCGCAATGGGCTACGAGCAGGATGAGGTCGAGCAGCTTGGCTTTGAGACGCAGGATGACTTTGACGGCAACCAGGAAGCGTTTGATCGCAACCCCCAGGCGACCATCCTTGGCGCTGGCCGGACCGATTCCGCTGCAAAGAAGGTTCTCTACATTGAGGGCTACCTTTACATTGACGTAGACGGTGATGGCATCGCTGAATTGCGCAAGGTCTGCGTTGGTGGATCTGCGTATAAGTTGTTGCACCAAGAAGCTGTTGATGATCACCCGTTCTTTGACTTCTGCCCCGATCCAGAGCCGCACACGTTCTTTGGGATGTCGATTGCAGACGTTGTGATGGACATCCAGCGCATCAAGTCGTCGATCATGCGCAACACCTTGGACAGCCTTGCCCAGTCGATCTATCCCCGCATGGGTGTTGTAGAGGGTCAGGCGTCGATCGAGGACGTGATGAACACCGAAGTTGGTGGCATCATCCGCATGAAGTCGCCCAACGCTGTGCAGCCGTTTGTGACGCCGAACGTGTCTCAGGCTGCATTCCCCATGCTGGAATACATGGATGCCGTCCGTGAGAGCCGTACAGGCATCACAAAGGCGTCTGCTGGCCTTGACCCCAATGCGCTGTCAAATTCGACTGCAACAGCCGTTAACGCGACTGTGACGGCCTCTCAGCAGCATATCGAATTGATCTGCCGCATCTTTGCCGAGACGGGCTTCAAGACGCTGATGGCCAAGGCGCTGAAGTTGCTGGTGAAGAACCAAGACAAGCCGCGCATCGTCCGCCTGCGTAACAAGTTTGTGCCGATTGACCCACGTGTTTGGGATGCCAACATGGATGTCGTCGTCAACATTGCGCTTGGCACGGGTTCGGATTCACAGAAGATGGCCTTCCTGAACGTCATCGCCCAGAAGCAAGAGATGCTGTTGCAGCAACTTGGCCCGATGAATAACCCGATTGTGTCGCTTGACGGCTATTACAACACGCTTGAGCAGATGCTTTCTGTCGCCGGGTTCAAGGACGTGTCTCAGTTCTTCTCGAACCCGCAGAACTTCCAGCCGCCTGCCCCGACACCGCCGCCGCCCAGCCCGGAGCAGATCTTGGCTCAGGTTCAGGCCCAGTCCATTCAGGCTGACATCCAGAAAAAGGCCGCCGAACTTGAACTGAAGCGGCAGGAAATGATGCTGGTTGATGATCGCGAACGTGACAAGCTGGACGCTGACGTTCTGCTGAAGGCCGCCGAGATCGAAGCCAAGTACGGCACAGCGGTCAACACGACGCAGATCGAAGCGATGATGCAGCGTGACCGCGAATTGCTCAAGCAACAGGCCGAAGTCGAAAAGGCTATGGTGGCGGCCCAGTTGCAAGCGCAACAGGCTCAGGATCAGGCATTCTCTGACCAGATGGCGCAAGACCAGTTCGCCCAAATCGCGGCCCAAGAACAGGGGATGATGTAATGGCAGACCTCCAGTCCCTTATTAACATGGGCATGACGCCAGAGGATGCAGTATCACTCCTGGCTGACCTTCAGCGTTATGAGACGGCTGGCGTTCCCAATATGGGACTTGGCGTTGCGCCTCAGACTACTGTTGCCAACGGGGTTGAATATCAGAACCAATATGGTGGGATGGACATCATTCCCGGCATGACATCTGGCATCTTCTCAAGGCTTGGCATCGAGAACCCACAGCTTCCAGTTTACAACCTGATGGAAGCGCAGGCTCAGAATAACCCGAACGACGCTCGGCGGATGTCGTTTATGCCCACCCCCGGCTCTGCGTATCGCCTTGTTGATAATACCACTGGCGATGTTGTTATGAGCGCGACAACGCCGGAAGAGTATGCTGCCCTTGCGCAGCGTGCAAACGACCTTGCTGCATCTGAAGGCAAGCGAGCTAATTTTGAGATCCAGCGCCAAGACCCGCAGTCGATCGGCGGTGGGTTTACTCCCATCTATTCTGACACGCCTGATGTCGCGTTCGACACGACCGCACAGCTTCTGGCAGCCGGAATGCTTGCGATGACTGGCGCTGGCGCATTGCAGCCTGGGGGATTTGGTGGCGTTGGCGCTGCTGGTGCTGCTAGTGCCGCTCCCGTCGCTACAGGTGCAGGCCTGGCAACGGGTGCATCTCTCGCTCCAGGCGCTCTTGCATCACTCCCAGCTAACCTTGCCGCTATTCAGGCTGGTGCATCATCTGCTCTGGCTGGCGCTGGCCTTGGCGCTGGCGCTGTTGGTGGTGGATTGCTTGCGACCGCCGCACCCGCAATCGCTGAAGCCGCACCTATCGTTGTAACTGCACCCGCAGCCGCATCTGCCATCCCAGCTTCCGCAGTATTGGGCGCTGGTGCTGGAACTGGATTGACCGCTGGCCTGCTTGCCAATGCCCAGCCGACAGCATTGCCGGAAGTTGGTCCAATGGACACCCCGCAGAACAGTTTCCTTGGCAACCTGACCAAGAACTTGGGCCTTACCGATTACCTGACACTTGGCAGCCTTGGCGCATCAGCCGTTGGGAGCCTGCTTGGGGGCGCTGGTGGCGGATCTGGGAAGAATGTTCCATACGTCTCTCCGTTTGGCTCTGGCGGCCTTCTGGGAGCCTCTGGTAAGGACTATCGCGCCAACCCAACGATTGCCGATTACGAGCAGTACGGATTTGGTCCAGAGGCAACGTTCTTCAAGCCGGAATACAACTCGCTTGTCTCGCAGGGCAGCACAACTTTCAGGCCGTTGATTAATGGATAAGCAGCAGCAGATCGACCGCGCATTCCACGTCAAGCGCCTCTTG